AGATTCTTTACGGCATTCTCGCGGCGAGCCAATTCCTTGACCATAGCCTGTGAGGTCGGGTCATTAGGAGCTAGAAATTCATTGGCCGTTTGCTGGGCCTGCTTGTCGATGTCAGTCTCTTCTTTCTTCTCTGGAGAAACAAAAGCCTCAACGCCCCCTAGTCCACCACCGATCAATAGACCAGCAGTAGCCTCCATCGTGGCAGCGGGAATCACGCCCTGCATAGTCGGGACATCCACGCCGATTCGTTGGAGCGCGACATTCTCTGCAACCTTTTCTTGTCCGCCTTGCAATGCTTCAATCGGAGCTTCGGCCAAGCCACCCTTGATGGTAGCCTTGATTATATCTTCAGTCGCCTCTTTGCCTGCGCCTGTAATCAAGCGGGTCATTATCTTCTCCGCACCAGTAGATGAAGCAGCAGCCCCAAGTCCTGCGCCGATAAGAATCTGATCCAAGTTCTTGCCATTATACGCTTGAGCTTCTGTGGCTACCTTGTCGATCTGATCTTCTGGCAAACCTTGCTGGCGAAGTTCCTCTTGGACTGCGGTGTAGATTTGTCCCTTAACTGATCCCGCGCCTTGTGCTGCGCCGATACCCATCTGGAGTCCTAGAACGCCAGCCTTGGTCAGTTGCGCGGCTTTAGCATACACACCGCCAGCCAAGTTGGGTAGCATCATACCCATTGTCGTTGCGGTCATCTCTGCTGGAGCAACTGTGAATGCCTCAATGCCAGCCATGACCTGTGGCAAGATGCCTTTGCCTTCAGCGTCTTTTAGAATGCGAGAAATCTCTTGTGAATCTTTCTTCGATTCAGCAGACAAGAGACTATCCATGTAGTCCTCGTAGCCTGCGATTGATTTAGAAACTGGGTTGTTAGCTCCGAACACATCAGAGATCATTCGGGTTCCAGTCCCAAGACCCTTCATAAACTGGACGCCAACATCCGCTGCGCCACCAGTTATACCTCCACCTGCGCGGCGTTCTGGTTCTGCGGCCTCTGGAGCCTCTGGCATTGGCTGACCAGATGTGATTGAAGCTACTTCTTCTAGCGAATACCCTCGTTCTTTTGCTAGTCCAATTTCATTATCTTCAGTAGATATTGTATTCCAAATCTCATCATCGGAATAACCGCGCTCCCTTGCGAGCTTCAATTCATCGAAGGTGAAAGTCATCATTAACCTTTAGCTAGAAGATGCAATTCCTTCAAGCCATTTGTTTATCTAATTGCCCTAGCCCCTTGAAGGATTGCTCCACCTACTCGCTTTGCTGCTCCGACACCAGCACCAAGTCCAGCGCGAATCCTTTCAGATATTACTCTGTCTCTTTCTTCTGGAGTAAGGCTCTTATTTATTGCTGGAATGCCAGCTTGCGGTGAAGGCGTGGCTACTGGAGTTGGTGATGGGACTGCGGTTTTTTTCTCAGGGAAGCGTTCTTTCTTTTCTCCAGCGGCAGGTTGTGCGGCGGCAGGCTTTTTAATAGGAATGAATTTACCACCAAACTTAGCAACCAAATCTGGTGCGCCAATCATTGTTCTTACTGCGGCGAGTTCACTTAATGTAGTATTGTCTGGCTTACCATCTGGGCCAAGCGGAGTCTGAGTAGAAAGCTCTCCTAAATCTACTCCATTAACATACGCCTTGAAGGCTGTTCTAACTCCACCATCTTCAGTTTCTATATCTTCATCACCAAGCTGAATCTTGGTAGGATCACCACCAGCCGCCTCCATAATTTTAGAAAGTTGGGGATTGTATCTGAACATTGAAGTAGCTACTCCGAATGTTCGCGTGGCTTCTTGGAAAGATTTTTGGGCATCAGTCAATTCTGCTGGCCCCATCTTTTGTGATCTCTTCGCTTTTCGGCCTTCTGATGTAAACTCTTCGCTTGCTTCTTGTTCTTTTACTTCTTGTCCTCTTTCCATTGAAGGCCCAACAAAATACCCGTCACCAAATTGCGGCATATTCGCACGAAAAGCATTCTCTGGGATCACTTCAGTTTCTTCTGTGATGCTTTTGATTGTAGCCCTTCGTTGCTCTGGCGTTGCTTTTACAGCATTCATAAATGCGTCTGCGGCATCTTTCCTGCTTTTCTCCGAAGCTACATATCGAGATACAGACCCCGTTTTGAATCCAAATTCAAATGGACTTTCGCCTTGCGATGGTTCTTTTTTTGGAAGATCAGCAGCATTCTCTCGATCTAGTCTTTCGGCTTCCTGCATCGCTCTTTGCGCTGGAGTTCCTTGAAGAGGTTGATCTGCTAGTGGATTCAAATATGCTTCTGGCTGTCCATCGGGTTGCCCTCCTTCTTCCATTCCAGCTTCCATTACTGGCAATACAGCACTTGTTGGGATTATTTCTCCGCTCTGAAGCTGCTCCATTGAAGGAACCTCATATACAGGGCCACCACCACCATACTGAGCTTTGCGTTGCTGCTGCTTCTCATAGGCGGCAGCTCCCTCCATAAATATTTCGCTAACTAGCTTGTTCTGATTTGAAATAAATGGATTCTGCGATCCTCCAAATTGGAACTGAGCATCAATGAATTTCTTGTATCCTTCAGAAACTGATCCCCTAGATACATCGTCCATCGCGCTACGATAGGCAGCTTGCATCGCTGGCAACGCTTCTGCAGCTTGCTTCTGATACTGCTGTAAGGCAAGTTGATTACCTACCTGCTGACCGAGGCGACCAAGATTCTCTGACAAGACAGACCAGTTCTGCGACTGTCTCTCCGTTCCCTGATTTATCATTTCAGCGATGCTCATAAATTATCCTAGTGACCAACCTTGACTTCCGTATTGCCTTACTTGTGATGGCGCGACTCCGTATGCATTAGCAGCACCAATTTGTCCTTTGTAAAAACCAGAATCCATTGGAGTAGTAGATGCTCCTGCGGCAGTAGCGTATTGGCTGTATGCTCCACCTGCTCCGCTTACTCCGCTTGCAACAGATTTACCAATTCCTTCAACCATTGCAGCCCTTTGGTTTGCTGCGGCTGTAGATGTAGCGATATTTTCCTGCTGCATCTCGTATTGTCTTTTAGATATTCCTGTTTGCGCTCCAAATTGTGCGGCGAGAAGGTCTGATCGGATGCCTGCTTTCTTTAGTCCAACATCAGCTCCGCCTATTTGGTATGCTAGACTTGTTCTTGATACATCAAGAGGTTCCGCTGTAAATGCTTTAGCTAATTGCTGCCAATTTTGTGCCGATGCTTGAATTTGTGGAGCGGCGGTTAGCCCTCCTCTCTGAATATCAAGAGATGTTAATCCAAGGCTTCTAGCAAGATTAGCTTGTGGCCCTTGAACAAATGCTCCTCTGCCTGCCGCCGCTGGAGCAAATCCAGCACCTCCTAATTCAGCAATATTTCTCATCAGTTGGTCTTTCACATCTTGTGGTATTTCTCCACGAAGATATGTTCCAATCACATCCATTGCTTGATTTAACTGCTGTGTTCCTTTTTCTCTTTGAGCAGCAGCACCCGGTAAAAACTTTTCTTGTTCTTGCCTATAGTATGCAGATATGTCTCGCGCCCCAGCGATGTCTTGTCCGAGATTAAATACTGGAGCTTGGATTTGTCCGATGTCAGATTCAATCTGGGCTTGACCTTGCGTGAATCCCTTTAATGCTTTGTTCTGTTGTCTTTTAGCTTTCTTCGCTGCCGCGCCTTGAGCCTTAGCAGCCTTACCAGCAGCACTTGATTGCATACCTGCGCTAACAGCCGTTGTTCCAACAGTTATGACTGCCGCCGCTGTAGCTGCCCATACATGATGCATCTGCCTTTCCCTTAGTGATGCACAGCGATACCTATCCTCAATGTTAATGTAGCAAGCCATATTAAGTTTCTATTCGATTACACTTCCAAGTTTGCATTCTTGGATTGCTTCTGTCAATATGTGGATTGAAATCATGCGCCATAATCTCCTCGGCAATTTCTTCTGGATCAGTAAGCGTAGTTACAAAGCAAGCAGCCCAGATTGTATCTTCATGGGTGTAGAGTAACCTGCGAGTTCCTGCTTTTGTGATTCCGCTATAAGGTGCTTTGTATCTTTGGACAGGAACATCGTGATACCAAACCGAGACATCACCCTGCAAGATAAAGAATGGGTGAGTTGTAAGATGTAAAAGAGATGTCACTAGGGTATTCTTCGGTATGAAGATTTCCCTAGTGTAGAGATTCGGCGTGAACTTATGGGTGACTGGGCATTCTACTGGAGGTAGATTTAGCGACTCAACTTCCAAGAGATTAAGAGGATCATCGGGATTCTTGTATCCAATAAATTCATTGGGATTGATCCGATTCGGGACTAGCTCCAGCTTTTGCCTCTCTTGGATTTCGAGCGTCATGGGTAATAGAAGTAATCATCCGCACTCGGTGAGCCAAGATAATTCCCAATTAAATTATCTGGACGCTGGAAGTTTGCGATGCGAAGCGGGGCAGCAGTTGGAATCTCCACCCCCTCCATCTCCTTCTCTTGCTCTTGCACAGCAAGCGATAGGTTAGCCAAGAACTCTTGTGCCTTACGATTCTCACGCGAGTTCAATGCAAGAACAGCATAGATCATTGCGTCCGCATTAAACTCCATCAAGTCCTTTGGATCGGTTAGATCAAAGTATTTCTTGGATGCGTAAAGCGTAATACACTCACAGGTTCTTGGAGCCTTGAACCTACGGAATGTAGGATGTGCATCGTTAGGCTGGTAGATAGCAATGAGGGTCTTTGCTTCTATTGCCGTATCGTAGGCATATACCCGAATCCTACCTTTAGTTACTGGCTTGGTTACTCCGCGAATTCCTTTTACAAGGAGATCGGATTTAGCCAGCGTTGGAGGATTTGTAGTAGTTACCTTAACCTTATGGTAGGTGTCATACTGGTCTTGAGCCTCAAACATTAACTCTATGCCGATGTCTTCAGTCTCCTCTGCCATCACCCCGATTTGGTATGGATGGGTAGTATAGTCTCGGAAGAGAACATGGAGTCCACCTACCTCAACGATTCCCCTATGGCATGATTGATCAGCGTGGAGGGCATAGGAATCTGTTGCGTTGAACCATTCGTCAGCCAGAGATGCAGAGTGATTGCCAATCCACGCTAGTTTGATTTGCTCATAGCGCGATGGAAGCGTGAAGCAATCGTTCACGCAGCAGATTTGGACATACTCTTCTATAGTATTCCAAGCCTTCTTATTCCATAAAAGGCGGCGAGCTTGGTTAATTGCTTTGATGGCGCGTTCATCCGAACAGGTTCCTGAATCGCCAACGAAGCCTTTTACCACCTCGACCATCTCATCGAGTGTATCGGCCATTATCGTTAACGATAATTATTGAGGGCCACCGAACTGATTGACCATTTTGCCAACAGTTGGGAGTGGTTTGCTGGAGAAGGGAGTAGGCTTCTTAGCTCCGAGGTTAGGCATATTGCCCATACCTTCACGGATGGTTCCACGGGTGCTTGCGCCGCCGCTAACGAGGCGAGGGTCTGTTCCTTTAAGAGGTGTCATATTATTAGTTTAGTTTGTGTGTGTAGCTGTCCATTGTAGCTGGGTAACGGTTGCCGGATTGTCGCTAACCAGAATGGTGAAGCCTGTTGTTGTTTGCCCGGTCTGCAAAATATATTTACCTGCCGCTACTGAAGTGGCAGTTCCTACTGGAGTGATAGATACCCCGTAGGTTGCGCTTGGTATCGCGGAGAAAGTTACATTCAAAGTGGAGGCTCCCGCTGCTACTGTGATCAACCCAGTCCTTACTGTGACAATTGGGCGAGCATTGAGCGCGGTGACGCTTGCCTCAAGCGAGGTGATGTCAGCTTGGATTGCTGTTACTTCAACTTGAAGATTGGTTACATCCGTCTGAAGTTGAGTGATAGCTTCTGGGCTAATGTCGCTCAAGTCAGGAATGTTGACAGTTCCATTAATCAGAACTGTGTCGATAAAAGTCTGGAAGATATTGCGCCAGTCTCCAGATGGACAGAAGTCATCCGGGACATTCGGAATAATAATTTGAGGATTTGAATCTTGATTATCCATAAATACTGTAGTCCCAATATCTTTCGGGACAACAAATCTCGGCGCACTCTTGGTCGTCTTCTGGGCAATCACCAATAGGCGAGTCTTCGTTATTCTTGATGTTTGCCATTACCCGAACCCTATCGACTGTAGCCACACCAGTCAAGTTGATTTTTAGTTGGAACTCACTACCTTCCACAGTTGGGATTCCTGCGATGTCATTGCACTCCGATGGGTCTGGAGTAGTAAACTTGTATCGCTTGTATTGATTCCCGCCCCTCCGTGGGGTGCAGTCATCAATCAATGTTGGTGAGCATGGGGGGCATCCGAATGTAGTTGGAACCTTCAGTTCAGACCAGCATGGGTTACTATCAGACCTAAATTCCACTTGGCTATTCACCTCGCCGGGGATGTTACTCATCCACATTTCTCCACCAGTAATCTTCTTTCTGATGAACTTATTGGTCAGTCCGCTTTTGCTGAAGTCGTATCGTCCAGTAGTAACAAAGCTCTTGATCTGACTCGTTCCTTGAGGCCCGTAGTCTTCTGACCTTTCATTCGTAATCTCGTATAGTCTATTACGCTCATCAGTATCAAAGCTGAATCCGAACCCGCGCTTCTGCCCATCAATAATAGCAGTCAGTAATTGAGTTGGGCGGAATCCAGTCCAGAGTCCGTTCCATCGGAAGGTAAGTTCAGCGTCAGGTGAAGGACTAGCGGTCTGATCCAGATCAAGAACAACCATCCCTCTGTGGTATCTATGCAGTCCTTTAGCATTGTTCTTCTTTGTCTGTGGCGCAACTGTGCTGATCAAGTAGTTGTTGATATACATTGTCGAGGCGAATTGCTTCAACCATTTTGTATCAAGATCGACCCACTTGTTCACTTCGCGTGAAAGTTTTCGCAATGAAAAGTATTGGCTGAACTGAGATTGGCTATTAGAATAAAATGCCCAACCATCATGGGAGCGGAACCATAGTTCGCTATTTACCAATGCAACATTTGGGCTGGTGCAGCCGCGACCTATTAGCGAGATGCGTTGTATATTTGTTAGATTCCATTGGATGCGAGGAATACTGACATCCATTGCGAACGCTCCATTAGATGTTAAGACAACGAGCATTCCTTGGCCGCGAAGGTTTAGACCTATCTCTGGCATAACCTTCATTGCAGTAATCTCACCCATCATCGCTGGAGTTGAGAACGCTCCACCCTCTGCCCAATAGGTAATCTCTGTGAAGTTCTGAGTATTTGTTGTATCCGTGAAACCTGCTCCGAAAATAATGTCCGATGCGTAGATTTGATTGTATTTGTCGGATACGAATACTCGCCCGAAGGCATACTCCATGATCGTCCCAATAGGCATCTGACCCTTGCCGGGGAATAGACGATAAGCAGGCATAGATACAGTCCCGCTTCCAGTTGCTGTCCCAGTTGCCGTGAACTTGATACCAACTGTATTGGATGGCGCACCGATTAGCGTGTAATCCGTTGTCCCTACTGTAACGATCTCGCAGTAGGTATTAGCTGTGATTAGTGTGGCAGAAACCGCCCCGACAACGCCTCCCCATGCAATGGCGTATTGGTATCCGTTTTGGATATACACCCGATCCTCCGCTTGGACGAACCATGTGTTCATCAAGCTGGCATCGTTCCAATCTGTCAGCCCCGGCAGGATGTATGCGTAGGCAACATTATTAATGATGTGAAGGAAGTAGATTTTTCCAGCAACAGAGATAATCAACCCATCTCCTATCGCGGCTTCGTTTACCTTCCTATATGGATAGACTCCTTGGAGGTTTCCTGTTTCAATATCGTTAACGATAGTCTCTGGTTGCCCGTTGCCAGCAACTATTCGGAGATTCCGAATACTTGGCCTAGTCTGGTTAATACCTCCGCGAAAGGTGCGGTTGACCGACTCAGCTACATAGAACTCTGGAAGATAGGATGGGTGAGTATCTGCGTCTTGCGCGATGATACTTGTGAATCCATCAAAGACTGATCCTTCGGCTGGCATTAAATTTATTTTGATTCCAATGCTGAAACTTTAATTGAAAGTTCTTCAATTTGTTTTTGTTGTTTTTTAATAATATTAAGCATCAATATTGGAATACGATCATACTGAACTCCCATTGGTTTTTTAACAGCATCTTTCTTTAAAACTACTTTTGTTTCTTCAGATTCATTGCTATTTTTTATTTTTACTTCTTCGTAATCGTTTTCATCGTATCCATAAGATACTAAACGAGGATCAATCTTTTCTACTTCTTCAGCGATAAGCCCCCAATAAGACCATTCGGAATTATCTGCCTCACATTTACTCCTATACCATACTGGTTGTAATTTTAATACATTTTCCGAATATTGCTGATCTACAAGCTCAATATCTTTTTTATATTTTATTGATGAAGATGAACGGAGTAAACTATTTGATGATGCTGGATCAAGATAAGCATTAGCTGCATTTACTGTAGTTGAAATACTTGGGAATTCACAAATTGAAGCAAGAAAAAATATTTTTCCATTTCCATTGGCTGCATTTCCACCATCACAAGCAACTCTTACATCATAGTCATTAGACGCATTACCACTTGTATGAAAATCAATAAATGTTGTTTGAGCTTGGTTAAGTAATCCAGCCTCAATACATCCCTCTGGCGTAATTACATAACTATCAATTCCATTTCTTTGGATCAATAATGATCTACTAGAAGAAACGGACGCTCCTTTTTCATTATGGTATATCCCAATTTTATTTGATGTCCCTTGATTTAAAACATTAGTGTTTACAGAAACAAAGTTATTTATTCCAACATATGCGCCAAATGCTGATGGTTTTAGCCATACTCCTGTTGATCCAGATTGGAATGTATTGTTGTGTATGTAAGTTCCAGCACAGTCATTCGTGCATACAATACAATCTATATTATATGTAAGGCTTGTATTTACAATTACATTTGAGTGAATAATAGAGTATTGGCTTATATCAAGTGCAATTCCAACACCATTAGATGTAGCTGATTCACGCAAATATAAAAGGTTGTTACTAATATTTGATTGTGATTGTCTTGAAACATATATACAAGTATTATTAGCATTTATATGACAGTTAGTAACATTTAACTGCGGTTCTCCACCAGAAGGAGCTTCTACATATATTCCATATGTTACAACAATGAAATTGCAGTTTGATATAAATACTCCTTCTTGATCTTGAACATAAATTCCATATTGGACTCCAAATCCCCAAGTATTAGAGATTAGAAATTCTGCCCCACCACCACTCCCAGTAATAGATATTGCTTTTAATGATTGAGGACTTGATAGAGATGGAGACATACCATCAAAATGGATTCCATCAATTATGCCATGAATTGCAGATATAATTTGTATTCCATTTAAAAATCCAGAGTTAGTTGAATCACCCTCCCCTTTAATTGAGATATTGTTAAAATAAAATCTTGGGCTTGACCTATCTTGAATTGAACCTCCAGATATTTGTGCTGAACCATTATATGTAATTGCTGTTCCTGATACTGATCCAATCTTTTTATGAAAAGAAATATTATTGATTTCTACAGAACCATTGTCATTATTTGGAGAAATAATAAAACCATCTCCATTAAACAATAATGTTGTTTCAGAAATTCCATCTCCAGAAAATGATGTGGCAAGATTTGATGTAATTGCGGAAGCACAATAATAAGTTCCAGCAGGAATATAAACTTTCTTTGATTGTCCAGCGTAGTTTACAGCAGCTTGAATCGCTGCGGTATCATTCGTTACTCCATCACCAACTGCTCCAAAATCTTTTACATTTACTATATCCGAGAATCTTGTTACAAGATTTCTTGCTGTTGTTGATCCTGTAGATACAAAATTTGTAAATTGGTTAAATTGATTTTCTGGTGTATTTGAAATCCATTTAAGTCCATTATCCCAAGTAAGCGTAGATGGAACTAATGGTGATGCCAGCGTTTTCTGACAAGCAGCAGAGTCTTCTACTACCAATCGTTTGCCATTGGCAGTTGTTTCAAGTGGTTCACACAACAACGGAAAGTTCGTGTCGCATGGTGGGCATGGTGTGCAGTAACTCATAATTTATGCGCTTTTATACATTTTTGGATGATTTATTTCTTGATCTTCTGCATCCACAATTTGGTTTTGTTTAATTTGCTCGTTTATATTATTTATTAGTGGAGCAGCAATACGATATGGCAATTCTAAAATAGCAGAATTTAGTATAACAAGTTGTTGTTCGTTAAATTCAATTTTCATTTTTATTATTTTTTAAACTTTAAGCCACTCAAGCCATTTCTCGTATTCTTTATTTGCCAATTCTTGGTAATCTGTATCATTATTAAATGTATCTTCTTTGTTAAAAACAAGATTACGGGAATTAGATTCATGTGTAAGTTGATATACAACTGACTTTGTATTTTCTTCAATTAATGTTATCATTGTGCGTAATATGGTATTTTGCTTGAGGTTCCGTTAATAGATATAGTTAAATAACCCGCTACTTGTGCAGGGATGCTTCCATTTGTTCCTGCTGTAGCAGATGCAGATGTTGTTGTGTTACTTAATGTCATGTCTCCATCAACATGAAGTTTACTTAATCCAATTTGAATTCCTATTCCAACATCTCCTGTTCCGCTAACTGTTAATCTTCGTGTATTATTTGTTCTAAATTGAAGTTCTGATGCAGCTCCAGTATTATTATTTGAACCAGCAATAAATGGGCCTTGACCATTTAATGAACCAATCAAAACGCATGATGTTGATGGTATGTCTTGTGCTGCAAATATTCCAGAAACATTTGGTTGTCCATTAAATGTATAACTATCTATGGCTGCAATTTTTTTAAGTGAACATCCATGCTTGGGGTCTATAATTGTTTTTCTTGATTCAAGAATATCAAAATAATTTGTGCCTGTATTAGTATTTCCAATTAAACAAGTTTCAGTCCATTTAGTTATATTATCCCATACAAATGGCGTTAATCCGCTCATTGAACAATTTGATACACTTGCCCCTTTTGTTACATACACACCTCCAGATTTAAACAAAATGTCTGCAATAAATCCCGTTCCAGCCCTGAATGTGCATCCAGAAATGGTTGTATTAAAATATGTATCGTTTACATTTACAATGCTTGAGTCTAATATAATACCATAATTTCTATTTTCATCAAAATAACATCCAATAATTTGAGTTTGTTTTGTATTTTCAGATTGATGAAATAATGGTCTTTTAATTGTAAGTGCTGCTATTTCTTGGCCGGAAACCCCCATTACTCTGTCTATATGGTTTCCAATATGTGCGTTTCCACCTGTTGCTCTATCAATAACGCCCTTTCCTCCAGTAAAATAACATCCAACTATAAAACTATCTGAAAACACAAAATCTGCAATATATTCAGTTCCAAAATCTTGCAGGCCAAATTGAACATTTGTAAAATAATTTATCCATGATGGACTTAATGCTACTACATCAGACTTTAATACGCCTCCATCAATTCTTGATGAATTTCCAGCAACAACATTTAACCAGTTTGTAGAAGCTA